TGAACCGCGTCAAAATGCATATCCGAAGGGGTGTCGTTGCCGCTGGCAAGCCAGCCGGAGGTGATAGTGTTCCCGTACTGGCCCATCCAAAGCGACCCCATGATTTTCGTGTAGACCATGTTCATCGTGGCGGCGCTAATCATGGCCGCCGAGGGCCGTTGCCCCACGGTCCCGAACGTCGTGTAGCTCGTTACCTGCGTTCCTGCGCTCCAGGTCGCGCCGTTGTCGCTAGAGATGGTGTACCAGACGTTGCTCAGCGGGCTGCCAGTCAAAGAAACCAGGCTGACGTAGTCGAACCACATCCAGAGCGCGCCCGAAGAAAGCTGCACGAAAGACGGGTTCTCGACCAGGTTTGCCGTGTTCAGGCCGGCGATGGCGACCACGCTTTCCACCGACCAGGCCGTGAAATTGGTCGTCGTGCGGGTGCGGATATTGTAGACGCCGGCAGTCTCGCGGGCGTAAGCCAGGACTATCGTCCCGTTGGCGAGCTGGATAAGTGTGGGCCCTTGGGTCCAGTCGGCCCACGAGCCGATGTCGGCGCTGGAAACCACGGCCCCGGCGGACGTGATGAGCCAATAAGTCAGATAATACGTCCCGCTTGCTTGCTCGAGCGCGACGATCCCCATGTGCGCAGAATCGACTATGCATAACGCCACTCCGAGTACTGCCCTGCCGGAGGGTGCCGGGATGCTGACCATCGAGAACTGCGCTCCGCTCGAGTCGGTTATCCCGTAGCGTATCGTCCCTGTCACGGTCGTGGCCAGGGCGTAGGCCATCGCGATCGCGCCGGACGGCAGCGCGACTACGGCGGGGCTGGTTTCGGCGTTTGTCTGCGGATCGAAGGACTTCCCGGTCATCGGTATCGGCGGAACGGGCGACGTGGAGAGTATGCTGATAAGGGGCGCTCGCGTCTGCGAGGCCTGAGCTGTCTTGAGGACCGGGTCGAGCGTCAGGCTCATGTAGCCTCGCCGACGATCAACAGAACCATCTGTACGTTGCTGCGATAGCCTCCCTGAATTGTATGGCTCATCGTGCCGGTCAGCGAAATCATCTGGACGTCGTAGGTCTTCCCGCTGTCAAGAGTCGGATCGAAAACGAGGGGGCCAGGCTCCTGATAGATCGCGTCCAGCGTGTCGAACTCGCTCGCGAGCATGTATGTCCAGGTGAGCGTGATCTGGACGCCGATAATCGACACGCCCCAATTATAGAAAACGACGCTGTCGAAGGTGAGCGCGGAGCTCGAATACTTCTGCGGCCGGACCATATCCATCGTGTTCGGGTTGTTTTCGAGCGTGTAGCCGCCTATAGAGATGTTCGCCATTATAGCCTCGCCTTAGCCCAATCGTGGCAGACCCCCTCGATGGAGCTGCGCAGGCGCATGATGTCCGCATGGCTGACCTGCGCGCCCTGGATCGAAACAGGGACGTTGATATGGTGCGCGCTGCCGGGCGCCTTACCCTCGTTGAGCATGCGAAGAAGGGAAGGGCCCAACCTATCCACGGCGGACCTCCGGAGCATGAACTCGCCAGTCTGGGCGATGATCGGCACCTCTCCGGGCTTCAGCGCCCGGCCTCCGCCGTGGAGCCTCTGTATAAAGCCGCCTTCGTGCGCGGGTATCGGCATGCCGCTCATGGCGTCCGCAGATACGGTTATAGGCGCCAGGCTGCCGCTGCTACTGAACAGGCTTCCGATGCCAGAGATAAGGGACCCTATGCCGGCCGGCGAAGTCGAGCTCGTTCCGCTGATCGCTCCCGTGATGGTCGAGATGAGCGGGTTTACGACGAGCGCCTTGATCAGCGCGTTCTCGATGTCGTTCATAAGGCTTATGGCCAGATCGTGGAAGTTCATGAAAGCTTTCGACGTATGGTCGAAAAACTTCATGAAGTTCTGCTCCATGCTTGACGTGACGGCTTTTGCGACCGACGCGCCCGCCTGGAAGGCCGTTTGAGCGTTCTCCGTATATTCGGCCATCTGTTGCTGAAAGCCCTGCGAGAACGTCCCGGTGTATTTAAGGCTGTCCGCCGTGAGATCGTTAACCGCTTTCTGAACCGATCTGATCTTTTGCTCGATCGAGAGCCACACCTGGTCGCCGGTCTGCCCGGTGGCCTCCAGGGCGGCCTTGTAACGCTCCAGATCGTCCAGCATCGTCTTATTTTCGGCCAGCTTCGCCGCCGTCGCCTGCGCGGGCGACATTGCCAGGGTCTTCTCCTGGAATTGTATCGCCTCGAGGCGTTCCTGGCTCTCGGCTTCTTCCCGCGCGGCGGCGTTCTTGATTGTTAGAGCCGTCCGCTGACGATCGGCGTCGTCGTGGATCTTCGTGAGCAGATCCTCGTACTGTTCCGCCGTCATGGACCTCATCTTCGTCTGAGTCTGGTAGTTCCAGGTGTCTTTCAGATAGAGCTCAGCGAGTTCGCCGACTAGCTTATCTTCCTCTGTCCCGATCTTGGCGATAGCGACCTCTTCGGCGCTAATCCGCGAGCCGGCGACCTTATTCCAGAGCGTCTCATATACCTTGGCGTAGCCTTCCTGCTCCTTTTCCCCTTCCGCCTCCATCTTCGAAACCATCTGCGCGTTTTTAATCAGCGCCTCTTCCTGGAGGTAGCCTTCCGCGATTGCGACCTGTCTGTCGACCTCGGCCTTCGGAATGGCGATCGTCGTGCCAGGGGCGGCCCCGGGCTTCCCCTGGATGAACTTTTCGGCCTCTTTGTTGATGTCGTTAAGGCGCTTGTCGGTTTCGAGAAGCTGAGGGTTGAGGTTCTGGATTGTAACCTTCCACGCTTCGAACGACTCGCGCAGTCCCGTCACGCCTTTTTTGTTTGCGTCGGAGGCGAGCTTGGCCAGGTCCTTGTTTAGCTTCTCTTGCGGCGATTCTGCGCCGGCGGGTTCTCCCCAACTCCCCTCGGCCCCGCCGGTCGACGTGGGCGCCTCAGCATTCCCGGCTATCCCCATCGACTTGCCTATGTTTCTCATCATGCGGTCGAAGGCGGCGACGGCAGGGATCTTGTCAACTTTTTGAAAGAAGTCAACCAAGCCCTCTGCCGCCCATACGAGAAACTTGCCAGTGTCCACCTTGAGCTTTTCCATTTCCGCCCGGTGGCGCTGTAGGGCCTCATTTGTTTTGTCAACTTCCGGACCGATCTTCGCTTGTTTGATGAGGTAATTGTCGTAGGCGATGTCCAGCATGTGGACGTCTTGGACGCCGGACGCCATGGCCTTGTTGATGAGCTGCATCTGCTCCTTGGTGATGAGGCCGAAGCGCACCATTGCACGAGGCAGATTGTTAGCGATTGAATTGGTGATCTGCTCGCCGGCTTCCTTTACGTCCATCCCGGCGGAGATCGCCCCCTGACGGGCCATCTGCCAAACCTTCGTCATGTCTGCGCCGGAAAGGCCCTGGGTCATGCCCTTGATGCCGCGCTGCATAAGCTCCGTTGCTTCGACGGTGCCGGCGGATGCGCGCGTCCAGTCCGCCAGGAGCTTCTCGGCGCTCTCATGCGCCGAAGCCGCGACGCCCTTGAAGGCGCTTTCGGTTTGCAGGGCCTTGGCGCCAAGCTCGTAAAATTCCAGGCCCTTGTTGACAGCCATCATGGCCGTGCCGATGCCAGCGGCCAGGCCGAGCCAGTGCGCCTTTATCTGAGCAGTCCAGCCCTGACTCTTGCCGACCAGGTCTTCGTTGAGACTCGCGATCGCGGCGGTCTTCGCTTGTTCGGCGTGCTTAATCTCTTCAGCGGAGGCGACCCCGGACATGGAAATGGTCTGGTAGGCGGAAGCGATCTGCGCCTTTTGAGCCTCGATGTCCGCGACGGTCTGCGTCCCGAGCGTCTTGTAGGCGGCCGCGACCTCTTTCGAGGCCGCGATCGCGCCGGAGCCGTCTGCTGAGATGATGAGCTTCATTTCATTCTGAGCGGCCATCTTTCCTCTCGCATCGGTCGCAGGTCCATTGGAGGTGCCGACCGTATTTTGCGGTGCATTTTTGGCGCTGGGCGTCGTCGCAGCTCGGCGGTTTTTCTGAGCCGGCTTCCGCAAAGAGCTTCAGCGCCTCTCGTTCAAACGTGCGGACCTTGTTTAGGAGACAGGGGCCGGGGATGATCTCGAAAGATTCGGCCACCTTGAAAACGGCGTTATAGTCGAGGCCCAGGTAGCGCGTCTGGAATTGAGCGAATCCTTGTGTCGCAATGCCCTCGATTCCGGTCCTCCATTGCGTCGCGCTCATGCTGATCACGGTCCACGCCTCGATATTCCCTGGAAGGACCTCTACCGCTTCTCCCTCGCCACAGAAGGCAGCGGCGAGGGCCATCAGTTTTTTTCTTCTTCATCCTGTACGTCGAACCCCGATTGGTTCGCCCTGTCGAATATCCACACGGCGTTTGATGTTTGGCCAAACGGCACGTCCATATACAGGATCTTCTTCTTGTTGGCCAGATTGACCTCCATGAGCTTCGAGCCGCCTCCGGGCAGCTCCTCGTAAATGCCGTCGAAACTCTGGAACACGTAATCGTTCATCTCGTCCAGGACCTTCGCGTCGTCGTAAACGTCCTGGCCGTTGATCCTCCGCTTGTGCTTGGATCTGATTTTCTCGACCAGGGCCTGAGTCCTGGGCCTTATCTGGAAGCGCAACTTGGCGCCCCAGATTTCCCGCTCGAACCATTCCCCCTCGACGCTGTCGTGGTCGATGTTCCTGAATATCAGCATGGCACCTCCTTACGTTGCCGCGTAGGTCGGACCGGTGTTGCCGATCTCGACCCTGACCGAATAGCCGGAAATAGGATCGTACATGGGCAGCAGATCGCCGGCCTCCGCGACCACCTTGTCGGCAATGCTGATGGGCGCGCTCAAGACCCCGACGACCGGGAAGACCATGTCCACGTGGTAATTCTGCCCAGTCGCGAAGGAGTCGCCTGTGGCGGTGAGGCGGACCGCGAACGTCTGCGCGTTGCCCTGGCCGATCCCGATGTAATTCTGAAGCATGTAGTCCCGCATCTGCCGCGTGAGCTTGAGCGTCTGTTTCCGGTCGACCCGGAGCGCATAGTTCGCGTATTCCCCGGTCCCGCCGATGCGCATTTCGATCTGGTCCGTGTTGGTGATGGTGTGCTCGATGCTCTCGATCTCATCCGCCAGGGTGTAGCCGCCGAGATAGTTGAGCCCAACCGGGTCCCATAGGCCGCCGAGTTTCATCACCGTGTTGCTGACTCGCAGCGGGCTTTCCACGAGCCGATTGGGGAAAGTCGCCCAGGCCGGCTCGATGGGGTCGTACAGGATCTTATAGGTCGTCGAAGTCGCCGTCGAGCCTGGGGCCGTGATGGTGATGACGGCGGGAGTAGCGGCAGAAACCGCGCTGTAAGCCACCTGCACCCATTCGAGCGTCACCGGGTCCTGGACCCTGATGCGCTGGACGTTGCTGAGTCGCGTGGGTGCGTCGGCCCCCTGGACGCCGTTGGCCGCCAGGGTGAGGCTCGTCGCGTTGTAATCGGCGGAAACGCTCTCTTCGATCACGGTCGAAGCGAACAAGCCGCTGCCGTTGATGTCGGCCTTCAGCGTGAGCCATTTGTCTTTTGCGAACGTGGACGTAACGCTGCTGATGAGCAGGTCGGAAAACAACCCCTTCACGATCGTCTTGCCGTAGCGGAAGGCACCGGTGAAGAAAGGCGGCACTCCCGGGTCGGCCGGAGTGATGACGTGCTTGTAACCGGAACCCCATGCGGTGTCGGTGCAGAGCCCGAGGGCGTATGCGTAGAGAAACGCGAAATGCTGCGCCTCGGCCCTGCTGAATGCTATCGAGAATTTCGAGAGCGCCCCCAGGTTGTAGATGGTGTCGGCCTCGACGTGGCCCGTCAATGCGTCGCTGTTATCCTCACGCCTGGTGTCGAGATTCATCACGTTGGCCGCGTCGACCTCCATCACCGTGTCGAGCGTCTGCGGACTCCCCATTACGGTCTGCTGCACGTTCGCGGAAACGGCGAGAAGGTCGAAAATTCCGATATAGCTGTTAATCATTGGTCGCCTCCGGATGCCCAGCCGGCCCGAAAGGTTGGGCCCCGGGGGCAGGTGCGGCCTGGGGGACGATCTGCTCAAACAAATTGCTGCTTGCCGGCGGGATGGTTGCATAGGTGCGATTCCGCCGGTACGTCATCCCCGCCAGCGGTCCGTCCGTCACGGCAAATTCGCCGGAATTGGGTTTCAGCTTATACATGCCGTCCCTCCCTCAATCGTTGATCGGGACCGTGAGGTCCCTTCGCTCGTCGATCTCTATTTCCTTCACGAACGCGTAATTGTTGTCCGCGTTCTTTTTTCCTTCGTCGTTGGTGGACGCCCCCGGCCGGATGTCCAGAACCCCGTCGGGGAAAACGCCGGCATTTCTATACGTGACGATAGCGGCCTCGACGAGCTCGTCGAACTCAACGAGCTCGTCCTGGACGTTGGCGATTACGGGCTCGTGAAAGAGCACGTACAGGCGGACCAGGTGCGTGAACTCGCCCACCATGTTCCAATACCGCCCCTCGGTTACGTGGGGTCTGGTCATAAGCATAATGGGCAACTGGCTCAGGGAGATCTCGGTGGCGTCCTGAAAAACCCTCTCGACGGTCAGCGAGTTTCCGTTGAAGGTCGAGCTGCAGAAGGCCGCGATGCCTGGGTCCGCCGCAAGCGTGGCCGCGATGGAATTCAATGCGTCGTTGAAAGCCAACTAGTCTCCTAAGAGCCGGCGGTCGAGTCCGTCCCGGTCGTCGACCCGGACGCAGGGGGGACCAGGGCGTTGAGCGCGGCGGCGGCATTGGTCATCGCCGTGTTGTCGTCGGTCACCTGCTGCTGCGCTGCGGTGAGGCTCGTCACCTGCGCGGTGAGGTTCGCTATCTGGGTGTTCAAATTCGCCACTTCGGTCTGGACCGCTGTTACGGCAGCCGCAAGGGCATCTGTTTGCGTCGACATGTCTCTTACCTCCTGTAAAAGAGTCGTTAATGCGATATGCACTAGTTCCATCTCGCCGGGCATCACGATTTTCCTTTGCTGAGTTCTGCGCTCAGCGCGGCGGCCCCTGATGATGCGATCGGACTCGGCGGGGCCGTCGTGAGATCCTTGTGGCTTCCGCCCCACTTCCACGCGATCAGGGTCATAAACGCGGCGCCGATCAAAGAGCCAAGGATATAATCCGCGTAACGCTGGTTCTCCGTCGGCACCTTTATGAACGTCGCGCAGAAACAGTAAGCCAGGCAGCCCAGGGCGAGGACGGCGAAGACCCTGCGGTAAAAGCGGTTGTCTGCCGGGTCGTTGTCAGCCTGTTGCGCGCTCGTCGGCGTGTCTGCCACGTTGGCCTCCTATTATCTTCCTTTTGGCTGCGCCTTAGTCGTCTTCGTCGCCTTCTTCCCCGTCGTCGTCTTCGGTTTCGCTCTCCTCGTCCATGTTGCCTTCTGTGACGTTAGGATAGTCGCCAGTGGTCTCTCCATCACCATAGCCGTCGATGTCTGTCTTCTGCTCGTCCATGTCAATTACCTCCTAAAAAGATTGACGGGCGCTGTCGTCATTGTGCGCCACACTTCTCTATGAGCCGCGCCAGGTCCGCGATTCTGTTCATCCACCCGCCCCTGTTCTGTCTCTCCTCTCACCTCGCGAGTTTCCCGATTTCCTCTTCCAGGGTAGCCTTGATCCTCTCCCCGGCATTGAACCGCTCCAGCGCGTCGGTAAGATATGGTCTCGGTCCGTATTTCTTCGACGACCCGGCGCCTTCGTGGATCACCCTGGCATATTCCGCCGAGTCGTAAACGACAGCCTCAAAAGAACCCGCGGTAAAACTCCCCGTGTCGCTCGTCTTCGACTGACCCGGGGCGAGCCAATCCAGGTGTCCTCGCAAGTTGCCGGTGCGAACGGGTACGGGATAGGCGCCCGCTCCAGACAGCAAAGAGAAGCTGACGCGTTCTCCCGACTTCTTCGTAAAGCCGGTCCGCTCGCCTTCCTTTGCGGTCCTTCGGCTTTTGCCCGGGGCTCCGGGTCCGCTCAGCCAGGCGTAAGCCTCGCGCTCGATGCCGGCGCCGATTCTTCGCAGGCCCCGGTCGATGGCCTTCGGGATCTCCATCGCATATCTGTCGAGACCCGCGATGAGGACCTTGTCCCCTTCCACGGTGACCTGAATATCAAGCACGCCGCCCCCTAAACCTGTCGAAGCGCCGGAAATGCGTGGTCACCAGCACCCCGTTTGCGAAGTCGCTGGATTCCACGCCGTCCCTGGTGGTAAAAACCACCAGCAGGTTCTTGTTGATGATTGTCTCGGCTTCGGTAAGGTAGTCGTCCCGCTGCTTCCGCTCGGAGTTCACGTCGAACTCCTGCCCGCCGGCCTGGACGTTGACGAGGCGCTTGTTGATGCGCCTGTCCAGAAGCTCCGCGGCAGTGAGACATTTCTCGACGCGCTCGACGCGCGTGAGCGTTGGGTCGGCGGCCGTATTGTAAACGAGCGGCCCTATCCGGCCTTCAAGGAGGATAGACTGTTCGGCGATTACCCCTGAGACGAACGTCGTGAAGTCGGCATCCGCTGGGATGTCGAACATCTCCTTCGTGAAGCCAAGGCCCGTAGGCCCGATAATGTCCGTTGAATCGATCAACGCGCCCTCCGTTACGACAGTGCGCACCTTACGTGCTGGCTCGGCTCGCCGATGATGCCGTTGTATGCGCCGGTCCAGACGTAGGACGCGCCCAGCATCAACTCGTTCCGCTGCGGAGGTCTCAGGTTCAGGTCTTCCCATTCCCCGCGCTTGTTCTTCCCGCCGGGCAGCGACACGTAGTAGTAGCTGTTCTGTATCTTCGTCGTTGAGATCACCGTGCCGATGTTGTAGACGACCTGGTTGTTGTTCGTGTTCGGCAAAAGGAAGGTGGAGGTGAGGGCCCGATAGATCCGGCCGCGCAGTTTCGGGTTGCACGTGATCGTGAAGACGGAATTCTCGTCGATCGGATAACCGAGATTCTGGAGGTTCACCAGGATCGAGGAGCAGGCGTCGTTGATCGTCGTCACGTCGTCCGTGTCGAAAGCCTGATTGATGCCGCTCGACAATCCCTCGAGAAGACCGTAAAAAATAACGGCCTTCTGGTCGAACCAGCGCCGGACCGTATCGGCGGCCAGATCGTCGATCAGGTAATACTTGTTGAACCTGATCCAGTCGTCGAGCAGGTTGTAGCCGCCTATGAACCTGAGTAAGTGGACGTAGCTCCTCGCGGTTGTCGGGATGTTAGAAAGCTTCGCTTCCTCGCCCGCCTGCTTCTGGTAGAACGTGACGCCGCCCGTCACATCGAGCATTTCGAAGGCGTCGGCCTGGCTTGCCCGCATGTCGACCTCGTCGAAAAGCATCTCATACCCGCGGTCCGGGAATTTTATGGTGTCCGACATCACGAGGACAACAGGCGGCACCTGCACCAGGTTCGGATCGGCGCCGGATATCTTCGCCAGATCGGGGCCCGTCAGAGCCTGCCTCGGCACCCTCGATGTTTCGATCCCTTTGATAAACGCATTGAGCGCGTGGACGATTGCGTCCTTTCGTTTCTCCATCGGGATCGTGGGAAATTTTTCCCAATTGAAAATCTTTTTACCGTAGAGTTCCATGGCTGTGCGCCCTCCTTCTTGATCTATGCGTCTATATATCAGGGCCAAAAAAAGGACGGCGTGCAGAGAGGTTGGGCTCCCAACAGCGCCGTCCGGAACTTTCGGGTTGATCAGACCCTTCAGCTTTTTTTGGCTCAATTAGGTTTTCATGCTACCCCCTCATCCGCCTTGCCGGTACACCGGCCCACGTCTCTCCGGCCGGAATGTCTTTCGTTACCACGGAACCTGCGCCAACCACAGCCCCTGCGCCGATGCGCAGGCCGCAGAGTATCGTAACGCTCGCGCCTATCCTGGCGCCGGCGCCGACCACAGTTTCTTTCCACTCGTCCGGCTTAGCCGGCGGGAAGGTGTGAGTAAACGTGACGCGCGGACCGATCCAGGCGCCCTCGCAAATGCGAGTTTTGCCGGGGATGAAAGCAAAAGCTCCGATGGACACGTCGTCGCCAATGATCGCTGCGCCTATATCGCAGTAAGCGCCGATCTTGACGTTTCTGCCGAGCCTGGCGTCTCCGTAGATGTTCGATGGTTCAAATACGAGTTGAGCGCGATTGCGTGCGACCCTCATCATGACAGCACCCTCTCGTAAATGGCGATCATGGCTTTGGCCATCTCTTTGCGCGATGGAACGGGGAGCGGGTCTCGGGGCATCGCGTCGCCCTTCAGGATCGCGGTCAGTTCTTTTGCCATCTCGCGTTGATCGCCTTCGTGAAGCCAAAAGTCGGCATATTCGTTGCCCGCCCAGGAGATCACCTTCGTCCCGCTTGCGCGCGCTTCGAGGCACACCCTGTTGAAATCGCCATAGCGCACGAGCCCGCAGTAGTAGTCGGTCGAGCAAAAGGCGTTGCGGAGGTCGGGCCACGGAAGCGGATTCGCGCTCACATAGGTCTTGAACGCCGCCCCATTTTGCAGCATCCACGGGAACCACCACCGATGCTGGTCCCTCGGAAGGTAATGCATGTGGAGCCGTGCGAGGGGAACCTCGAAGGCAACCCAGGGCCACATGATCATAAGGTCTAGCGGCCATTTGATATAATGACAGTTTTCGGCGGTGAGGACGCTTGGCGTTCCTGCGTATTTGCCCCGGCTTTCGACGGGCTTCCAGAAGTCCAGATCGATCCCCATGGGGACAAGATCGACAGGTTTATGGCACAGATCCTGCCATATTGCCCGGGCGCGCGGCCACCAGGCGACGATAGCATCGGCGACGTTCAGCCAGTGCTGGGAGATGATGAGCGGGTCTGATGCCCCATACCCCTGATTGAGCCCGAATTCGACGGCGGACTGGAAGACGTGCTCGGGTGTGCCGTGAGTCACATAGACCTTCTTGTATCTGCCGCCATGAAATTGGTCGGGAAGGTGCTGATGGATGACGTGAATATCGGCAGCCGCCGCGAGTTCTGCGACTGGCAGGAACGGGCTGTAGACGTGGGAATTATGGCCGCAGGAAATCTCTGCGATAGCCATCTCCTCCGCCATGCGGCCCATTCCTGAGCCGTTAAGTTCTGTCCAGTGGGCTATGTTCAACTTTATCCACCCATGGATGCGATTTTCGACGCGGATACGCTGGCGATGACTGCGGTCGAAACCGCCGCGCTCTGAGCGATGCTGGCAAGCGTCGAGAGCGAGACAGCCTTGCTGTCGGCTATGCTCTTATTCGTGGAGTCAACGGCCGCGAGCGACGCTGCGTTGCTGTTCCCGGTCGAAAGGTTGGCCGAGGCAATGGCGGACAGGGACGCCGCCTTGCTGTCGGCTATGCTCTTATTCGTGCTCTCGGCAGCCGCGACAGATACAGCCTGGCTCTCGGCAGTCGAAACCAGAGCGGCGGCGCTGGATGCCTTCGACTGGGCGACGTTGTCCGTGATGGAGGTCTGGAAAGGATAGAGCATCATCACGATTGTGGTGTCTGCATTCTGATTTTGTTCGAGGCAGATGCCGCAGAGAGTATTGCCGCCAGCCGTCGTGGTGATGTTTTCAGCCGAATTGTCCCAATAGCAATCGTCGCCAGGCGCGAAAGAAACGCCGGTCGCCTTCGGAAACTGCATCTTTCCATAATAGGCGTATCCGATCTCCTCATCCGCCTCCCGGGTTTTGACAATGGCCACGAGGACGATGTTGTTCTGGAGAACGATCTGATTGGCGACCACGGCTGATCCGTAGGCGAGGCTCAAGGTTCTCACGTTTCGCATTTCATCCATTATCACAGCAAGAGACATATTCAGGCCCTCCTTTTTTAGCCGGCAGGTTTACGCTGCGGCCTTCGGAATAAGCGGATTGTCCTCGTCCAGGGTCTTCTCGCCGCCATCTTTCGTTTTATCCTGCCGCATATCCCCGTTGAGCTGCGGCTTCTCGTTCGGGAACTTCTCTTTCACGCGGGTCTGAAGATGCCCGATCTCGGTCTTCAGGAAATCAACCGGGTACCCGGCGGCCACGTCTTTTAATGCTTTCTGGGCCTCCGGAGTTTCAGCGCACTCGCCGAGCTTCGCCTTCAGGGTCGTATAGCTGGTGACCAGCCCCTCCCGGTACGCTTTGCCTTCTGCAGCGAGAGGCGCGTCTATGGCCGCTTTTACTTCAAGCTCCGTGATCTTTGCCTTATGCAAGCCGATCTCGGTGTCCTTCGCATCGACGAGGGCCTTTATTTCGTCGTGGAGCTTCTCCTCGTCCTCGGTGAAACTCCTGCCGAAAGTCCTGTTAAGCTTCGTCACCAGGTTCTTCATAGTCCCTCCTTCATTGGGATTTTGGTATTCTACCCCCCAATCCTCAAAGTCGAGTCCCTTCGGCGGAGGGGTCTGTTTGAAAAGCCCGTATTCTTTTGCGAGGTGATTGTAAACAGCGTCATGGTCGGCTGCCGGAATGTCCGTGCCGCCCCTGCCGCCGTGGAGCGCGGCCATGGCGCCGTGGACGCCGTTCCAGACGACCCTGAGTTCCCCGCTGACGACGTCGTGATGCGGAAGTTTGTAAGAGCCGAAGGCGTGCGGGTTCTGATCGTCGAACCAGGCAAAAGCCTTTGCATACTTCGTCCAGTCGATCTTATCCTTGTCTCCGGAGCCGTCCGACGAGGCCCATTTCGCGACCGCTGCCCGGGAGGCCGCGCCGTCCCATGTCGTCCTCGCGTCGGCCATAGGCGTGGCGTGAAATGCGACGGCTCTTTTCTCGCTCCACTTGACCGATGCCCCTTGCTGCGCGCCCAGGTACACGAGAGATCCTTCGGTCGTCTCTCCCCTGCCCCGGTACTCGCAGTAGAGAAGGGCGCCCTTTTCGTCGGACACGGGTACGAGCGCCTCTGCGCGAAAGCCGATGCTGGCGAAATCAAAGACCCCTGCATCGATCTTCACGATCTGCTGCTTGTCGATCCCGTTCCTGGGGATGTAGAACCACGGGCTGACGAACATGACCTCGTTGACGCCGGCGGGGAGCTTGAAGGATTCTCCGGTCTGCTGCGTGGCTGCGTCGGGTGAGATTTTTTCGACTTCGACATCAAAAAACTTCCCGATGGCGCTCCGGGCGCTGTCGTATTTGTCGTGGTCTGTCAGGAGCGTCTTCCTGACGGCCGTCGCCGCGAAATCCTCGAGGATCGCCTCAGAGAACCGCTCGCCGTCCCGGTCTATCGCGTTGTGGGCGAGACGAATCTGACCCACATACAGCTCGTCTGCCGCGAAGGGGCGGCGCGTAAGCAGGTTGATCTTTGCGAGCTGCTCGCCGGTGGGGGTAGTCTGGGAGACCTTGAACCCGGTAAAGCGGAGGTTTTTGGTCCCGGTCTTCATATCTTCACCCCTTTCTTCCGCAGCGTCTTGATGACATCCTCGCCGCGCACGTCCCGTCGAGGGGCTGCCGTTTTTTCGCCCTCTATGGGCAAATCCTTAAAGTCTCGCGCGTCTTCAGCCGACACCTTGGTGAATCTTCCCTGCGCGTTCTTGGCCATGGCCACTCACCTCATCTGATACCATTTAGCACAATTTCGTGAAATGCGCTGGCAGATCGTTTCACTATTTTCAATCCCGCGTCTGCCACCCCAATATCCGGCCCTTTTGCTGGCCCTCTTCATTCTCCTGACCCTGATAACACCCCAATTTACAACAGAATATTGGTTCACCCGGTTCTTGCTTCCTGAAGGGCACTAGATTTTGCTCGACCGAGCCGGCCGATGGCGAGTGTTACAATTGGCAATGCGTGCAGGAATGGGGAGTACGAGCTACTTGAGAAAGGGCAAGGAGCAGGTTATTTACTTTTTAAGATGTCCCCTTTACCCCCAGAGTTACTTTTCTTCGAATTCTATATCGAGGTGCTTGACTTTGCCGTCTACCTTCTTTGCTTTTGCCTTGACCTTGATAGGTCTGTCCCGGTGAAGGCTTTCCGTATACTTCGTGCTCTCTAAGGGTTCTTCCCCTAGTATTGTTATCTTGGGTTTTGACATCTTTCGTTCCTGGTCATCGCTGATGATGATTGCATTGCCTGTTCGCGATTCCCTATTCAGGTGATACACCCATATTTCATACTCCTTGGGATTCGGATCCTCTTCTACTCGTTGAGTCTTTCCTTGAATGGTAGAAATAACAGACTCGATGGTATTCTTAAAATCAGTGTCCATAAAGGCGATAGGCTGAGATGTATCGCCCTCATTAACTATTTCTATTCCAGTGAAGTGTTCGCCCAGCATCTCCGTCATTTCAGCTATGCTTTCAGACGCCTTCTTAACCTCATCCCTTACTTTTTCCGTGTACCTATCGGGGAGTTTGACGCATGACTTGTTGTAAAGCTGCTCATATGCCTGAACGAGATGGGAGAAGAAAGGAAGTTTCTCTGGCTCCGGTTCATATATCTTGTCAGCTTCTACGGGAAGATGATCGGCGCAGTAGGCTATGAATTCGTTGATGTATTTGGCTATCGGTTCGGTCTTCATGAACATAGTGTCTTCAAGCTTGACCTGAATGTCGAAGTTCAGCTGAAAACTGCCGGGAGAATAGGCCCTTTGCGTTACGGTCGGCGCGCCGTGAACAATATCTTTGAGCATTGATATGTTGGATTCCAGTTGTTCAGCGAAGGCCGTTTGCATTGCGGCTATATCCTTGGGAAAGGCGGAATTCGTATCAGCAGTAAGGCCGCGGAGCCTTATGGTATACGACAGCGTGGACTTGCCTGATAGTTCGGGGCAGTATGAATCTTTCATAGGACGATGGTTTTCAGGTATCGCATCAAACGACAAGAAACATACCTTAGAGATCGTACCGTCAAACCGTCTTTCCACAATGTAGATGGGATTAGACTCTCTCATGACTTCAAGATATGAGATCTTCTTTTTCCGGAAATCCGCATAGGTGCGTGGGTCTACAATGATGTGGAAATACCACGACAACATCTCGTCATCGTTTACATCGACAAGTGATCCGATAATTCTATTCCCGTATTCGTTCGTCCCCGTGAAAAGGATCGGCTCTTCGTCGAAATGGAGCACCTGATAGTTGGCGGTGATTACTGGCAGATCCGTGGGGATAACGTTGTTGAGGGGCAGATCCGTGGGATTGTCGCGACGCGGGTCTGTTGCGGTGACCTCTTTGTCTTTCACTTTATCTTCCATCATTGTCATTGTCTCCAGTGATATTCTCTACCGAGAGCTCCTCAACATGGTCGATAGTGAAGGCGTCGCACTTGTAGAAATCGTGGTGAGACGGATCAAGATCGGTGGGGCTGAACCTTACCTTTCCAGCATCCGCCTGGAACTTGAAGACTGCGTATTTCGCACCTCTTCGGGTAAAAGCTAACGTTGTCCTGTACTTCGCGATGATCGCATCCTTGGTTCTCTCGTTGTACATATTCATTGATATGCCCTTAAGAGAAAGTATGCCCTCGCAATCATCGTCTGCAACCGGGTCGCTGCCAATGCCTCTCTTGCCCCTCTCCCAATCAGACTTGAAGTCCTGGATTTTCAGCCGATTTGCGCTTAGTTTGCGGCAGAATGAAGACTCAGTGTCCTCGCTGCATTCCTCTATTTTTCTTTGAAGGCATGTACAGCCAATATCCAGCAGGGCATTGAAGGTTATCGGCATTATCTTCCCTTTTTCTCAACATCGTATAATGTATATGCATCTCATGCAACAAAAAAACGTTCTTTGTTTCAGATGTGCTATCCATTCCTCACGCCAGGATCGATCCGCATTGTCCCTTTTCACTGCCCGTACCGCGGCCCTCTCATGCGGCCCTCTTGAGGCGGTCAGGAAGCCGCGACCAACGCGCCGATCTCTGATGCCGCGGCCCGAACCCTGAGAGGTCAGAGAGGCTTTTTATCGGCGGCGCGGCACCTCCGAAGGCAAAGCTACCATCCAGGGCATTGAGCTTCCCGACCGTTTCGTTCATCTGCCTGGCGAAGTCCCCGTCGAAATAGATATTGTTGCAGTAAATCTCTTTCGCGACCCTGGCGGATGAGTCAAGAGATGTCTGGTACGTGTCGCCCTGGCCCAGGGCCGTCGCCACAACAGTGTCTCCCGGAACGAACCAGTAATCGCCTTCCTTGAAGGTGCAGCGTCGGAAGCCGACCTGGTTGGACAGCTCCTTCGGGAAGCGGATGGTCCTGAAAAGCTTGTTGTCGTCGGTCGCAACCGTGATCTGGCTGGCGTAGCCATAGCCGCCGGAAATATCGACCTCAACGTCTTCCCCATGGGCGACTTTCCAGACGACCTCGTTATAATTCGAGATATAATGCGCCTGGATGCTTGAGCAGGGGAAACTCCACCTGGCCGTCGGATCGATGGCCCGCACTTTCTTTCCGTCCCACAAGAATTCCATGGAGATGTTGCCGCGATAAGCGGAATCGGCAAGCGACTTCTGCATCTTCTCGAAAAACTCGGTCTCGATCCCGTTCGTGTCGATCCAGCGCGCCGTCGTTCCGGACCCTTTGATCTCGATGGTGTACGCGAACGGCCTGATAAACTCCACGCCGTTGAAAAACGCATCGAAGCCGACCTCGATGCCCGGGGACATGTCGTTTATGAGAAAC